ATCACGACCCCCATAAAAATGCCGACCGCAACTTTCGCGAAAGTAACCGCTGTCATGCGACTTATCCTTATTCAGGGTAAAGCCGCAGTAAGCGAGTACCTCGCGGAGGAGCGGCACGCACTCTACGGGGCAAATGATGTCATCTCCGTATATTCCCAAGTTTCCTCTAACCCCCTGCACTTCCATAACAGCGGAAGTTAGAGCCCAGAAAATCATCGACTCAAGTTCGAAAGTGAACCCGTTTCCCATTGAGGAAAACTTGTTCAACCGAACCCAAGTCTTTGACCACTGGATCTCTGGGGATCTGAGCTGATCGAGAAGAACAGCCCACTCGAGAGGAAAGAGCCGATACACCAGCTCCGTACACACGGTGTCTGACGCATTCTTCAGATCAATAGTCGCCTCATCTCCAGTTACGGAGGCTAAGGCAGCTAAGAACTGATTGTGCGTCTGATCGTTTAGATCGACACCGACTCGTTTAAGACTACGACGAAATACGCGACCTACGCCCAATTGGAGGAAAATATTTCCAGTTGGCTCGATCGCAATACTTCGCTTAATCTTAGCGGATTTGTCTACAAGAGTCCCTCGACAACCTCGTACTGTTGTGAAACAGCACGGCAGCAATGAAGCGGGTCCCATAACTGTTTGGTCACCATCGGTATTAATGATGGCTTCCATCCAGTGTGGATCTGCCTCGATAACTGTCTTAAGGTAGCCGAGAGCCCTTGGTGTGACGCTGATCGGGTATTCCCGAATCTTGTCAACCAAGGTAGCATGTTCACCTTTTAAAGTGAACGTACTACCTGGCCCCCATCTACATCCGTCCAGTATATGCGAGAGCTTAAATGAGGGTAGGATTGCAGCTATTTTCCGTTGCGCCGTAAACATTACGGCCTCAACGCCCGTGAGGGAAGCTGCTTTCTTTAACCTCATATTACTTTCGCGGCACTGGTCCTCGCAGGCTTGCCAGCCAGCGAGCGTAAGATTGTCAAGATCAAGGCCAGTGTTGAGTCCCTTGTACTTTGAAAGGTACTTGGTAACAACATAGTCCTTGTCCCAACTTTCAAACGAGATGTAATGATTTGGATCGACTTCTTTATTGGCGAGCTGTTCGTGCTCACCATGTTTGAAGAGAATCCAACATGATAGTGATACCGGCGTATCCGCGGCTTTTGTCAGAGCAAAATAGCACTGCTCGAGAAATCGAGCTGTTTGCGAATCAACCTTCATCGTGTTTATAGAGAGGCTTTCGCCTGCTCTACCTCTTCGTAGACTTGTTCACAGCACGACCATGTTAAGCATTTCGATGATTGATTATCAATC